CTACAAATCCCAATTGGTTGGCGGGGTCCAGACTTGTTCCGGGCAGGTAGCGGGGGTCGATGGTGGTTTCGAGCGGCCAGTAATACAGGCCGGCGGAGAGGGTCCAGCGTGTTGACCAGTACCCTCCGGCCGGTGTCGTGTTGGTGTCATTGGTCGGCCAGGCCGCGAAGGCGAGACGCCAGAGGCTGAAAGTGGGCAGCGGGTCGGGCCAGGTGGACGGGTCGGCGGGTGGCGACAACCAAACACAACGGGCATCGAGTTGAGGGGGGTGGGGGATGCGGCGGGTGAGGATGTGCGTTCCTCCCCAGGCCGGTCCGACCGGGCCGTCGGCCAGTTCGACGTCGATTTTCCAATGGGTGGGGCACGAATGGCAGGAGCCGCACGGGCCGATGCGGCCGTCGAGGAGAGCTTGTCCGGAAAACTCGAGGTTGCCGGCTGGCTCGGGCGGATTGAACATCCAAAGCGGTGTCACGTCGGCGGGTATCCGTAGGGGTCAAACAAGCGGGCCTCCGCGGCGTGAATGACATATCCGGCAAGGCCTTGGTGGCGGAGGCACAGTACAACGGCGCCGGCGCGGAGCGGGGTGGGCAGGCCAACAGGAATTCCGTTGCGTACTTCGACGATTCGGCCAGAATCGGCCCAAATCGTGGTCGTGGCAATGGCCAGGGCGGCGCCTTCGAGTTGGTCGTCGATTTCGAGGAGCGGCACGTCGGTCCCGGACAGGGTGCCGGTGAATTCCACAAGCCACATCCCGGGCGCGTGGAAATTGTCGGCTCCGATGGTGACGCGGACGTTGTCCCGGCCGATGGTCGGCAGTTGGGACAATGCCAGTTCCAGGGACGCGGCGGAGAGTTCTGGGGACAGTTCGGGGGTTGAGGCTCCGCGGAATCCGAGGCGAAAAGATCCCCCCGTGGGTGAGCCGACAATGGTCAGGCGTTGGACTTCGCCGGTATCAACCGCGATGGTCACCGCGGCGGGCGTCGGATTTTCGTTGAGGCAGTCGGCGAGGAGAATGGCGCGGATGGGGGCATTCTCGGGAACGGGCCGGCGGCGCGTGGTCCCGATTTCAGTTGAGGCCTGAGATTCGACGGTTTGGACGGCGCGGCGAATGCGTTGCCAGGCCTTGTCGGAGGGAACGGTGGGGCTCATGGCTGGCTGTGCAGCGTGTTGGTGAGTGCCGTCTGGTCGGTGATTAGGGTCCCGGCTGTGCGGGTGAGGGCACCGATGATGGCGGTTCGTCCGAGATACAATGTTCCGCCGTGGAGTTCGGCCGTTGTCAGGCTGGCGACGCCTCCGCGGGTCGAGATGGCGGCGTCTCCCTGGAATTGGCGGTAGGTCGAGCCGGCGGCGGCGGTGGTCCATTCGAAGGCGTTGGCGTCAGTCTCCGTACTGCCGGACGTGGTGTAGACGGTGCAGGCGGTGGCGGTGCCGGTGGCGAGTCGCAGGCGGCTCGAGCCGAGTCCGGGCCCGTTGCCGATGGCGACGGTGGTCGCGTCGATCTCGAGGGCGGTGGGTCGGTATTCAAGGTTGTTGGCGTCGGTGCGAAGTGGCAGGCCGAGGGCGGCGGTGAAGCGGGCCGGGATGGTGAGGGACGCGAGGCCGATGGCGGCGGTGTGTGTGCCGGTCCCGGCGGAGGTGATGTCAATGGGGGTCCCGGCCGCGGTGCTGGCGAGGTGGAACGTGTTGTCGGCGGCGGCCAGGGCGGATTTTGTGAGAAAATAGTCGGTGCTGGCGTTGAGTCCGCCGGGGAGCGTGCCGGTTGAGCGCAGGCGGATTTTCTGTCCGGGCTGGAATGGCGCCGCGTTGTCCTGAATGGTGATGGTGTTGAGCGTGGCGTTGGCCGTGAACGTGGCGCGCTGGCGGAGTCCGTACAGGCAGTCGGTGGAGCCGTCGAGCGTCACGTCGTCGGCGTGGTCGGGGATTCCTGCGGGGGTCCAGTTGGTCGGGTCGTCCCAGTGGTTGGGGCCGCGGCTGCGTTGGGTTTGCGTGACAACGGCGAGGGCTCCGCCGGGCGTGGTTTCCGTGATTGTGATGGTGGCGTTGTGGAGTGTGGGCGTTGCGGTGGCGGGGGCGAGGTTCCCCAGAGCGGCGGCAAATTGGGCGACGACGGGCAGAGGCCAGGGGCCTCCCGAACAGGTGACGTTATTGGCTCCGACGGAGGCCAGGGCCGCGAGGGCGGTTTGGATGGTTGCGGCTGTGGCGTTGTAGGCGAGGGCGGTGGTGGTGTTGGCTCCGATGACGAGCGTGGTGGTCCCTCCCCAGGGGTCGCCGGTGAGGGTGAGCCGTTGGATTTCCGGCGTCCCGGTGATACCCGGGGTGGTTTGGACAATGACCGGATTGAGGCCGGTTGTTGACGCGGTCAGGAGCGGTTGGTTTGCGGATTGCAGGCCGTTGGAGCGGAATTCAATGACCACATTGGAGCCGGGCAGTGGTCCCCCGGTGGCGGTAATTCCCCCGGTTTCGATGGTGCTGAGGGCCTCGAGGGCGGTTTGCACGGCGGCGGCTGTGGCGTTGTAGGCGATGGGTTGGGTGGTTTGGCCGCCGAAACTGAGCGTGAAGGTTCCGGCGGTGGGAGATCCGGTCAGGGCGAGTGTTTGGCGTTCGTTGGTTCCGCCGGGGTATTGGAGGAGGATGATTTGGCGCGGGCTGGCGGCGGCGGCTCCGGCGGCATAGGTCACGGTCAGGTTGCCGATCTTGATGGCGTCGGTCACGGGGTGGCGGCCGGCGCGGGCGCCGATGAGTTCGAAGTCGTCGAATCTTGTGCCGTCGGCGTTGGTTCCCCCGGTCGTGGTCGAGGCGTTGCCGGTTCCGATTGGCGCGAGGGATTGCAGGGCGGCGAGCAGGTCGGCGGCGGTGTTGGCGCGTCGGAATGTGGTGCTGAGGTAGACCTGGCCCTCGTAGACCAGGCGGAGGCGCCAGGCGGTGGAGTCGTTGGCCGAGCTGTTGGGGATGGTGACGCGGCCGCGGAGGTTGGGGCCGGTGGCTCCGGCGGTGGTCTCGGTCACGGTGGCGGCAATCGTCGTGGTCAGGTTGGTCCCGTTGCCGGTGAGAGCCGGGACGGCCTGGGCGGCGAGCGTCCCGGAAAATGTGAGCGTGACGGCCGCGGGCAGGGCTCCGCCGGTCGCGGTGATATTTCCGGTGCCGATTGTGCTGAGCGCCTCGAGGGCGCTCTGAATGGTGGCCGCGGTGGCGTTCCAGGCGAGGGCGGCGGTGGTGGCGCCGGAAAATGAGAGCGTGAAGGTTCCGGCCGTGACGGATTGGAGGGAGAGCGTTTGGACCGCGTTGGTTCCGGTCTGGCCGTCTTGGAGCGTCTCGATTTGGACGGCGGCGGTTCCCCCGGTGAGGTTGGCGCGGTTCGCGGTGATGGCGGGCAGGTTTTGGGCGGCGAGGGCGCCGGTGAATTGGATTTGCCAGGGGCCTCCCGCGGGGCCGGTGACCGTGCAGTTGTTGGCGCCGATTGAGGCCAGGCCGGTGAGGGCGGTTTGAAGCGTGGCGGCGGCGGCGTCGTAGGCGAGGTTGCCAGTGGTCGAGCCGTTGAAACTGAGCGTGAAGGTTCCCCCGGTGGGGGCGTTGCCGATTGTGAGGGTTTGGATTTCGTCGGTGGTGCGGTTGGTGGCGTCGGAGTCGCCGGCGCGTACGGTCACGAAAAACGGAATACCCGGGGTCCGGGCTGTGAGCGTGAGGGCGTCGCCGGCGGAGCCGGCGAGCAGCGTGGAAAATTCCTCGGAGGCGGCGACGGGGTCGGGCGGCGTGGCGGTGTTGTTCCAGGTGCTGACAATGGCGGCGAGGTCCCAATTGGCAAAACGGAGTGTTTTGTTGCCGATGGTGAATGAGACCGGGCCGGCTTCCGCGGGCCGTTGAATGGTTGTGATCTGGGCGACGGCGACGGCGTCCCCTCTCCAAATTTTGAGGGTCATAGGGGCAGAGCGTTGAAGGGGCGGCGGGCGTGCAAGTCGAAAGACAGGAAGATTAATTTGGTCGGGTCTTTGGCCGGGTCCGCAATGGCGCGGCCGTATTGGTCGAGCCATTGGGGTTCGGTTGCCGGTTCGCCATTGACCAGAATTCGGCGGCGGCCGGCGGGTTTGGGTTGCTTGGCCGGGTCTTGGCCTTTGTCGTAATAGAGCTCGAAAAAGCCGCGGTTGGGTTGTCGGTGGATCCAGGTGGCAGGGTTGACTGCGAATTCCATCGAGAGCGTTGAAAAATCGATGTCGTTTTCGGTCTGGATGTCGGAAATCGCGATTTTGGCGCGCAGTGTGAGCGGTGGGAACGTGAGGCCGCGGATTCGGATGGCGTCGGAGTTGATTGAGTCGGTGTAGTCGAGGAGCCAGGGGGGGAAACTGGGCGTGATGTTGCGGGTTCCCCGCAGAATGGGGAAATGGCGGTCCGCGGACGCCGGGGGGTCGTCGAACAGGTCGCCGGCGGTGTTGTTTATTGGGCGGCCGGCGGCGTCGCGAGTCAGGCCGATTGTTCGGGCCTCCCATTGGGACAGGTCCCAATTCGTGGGGCGTCCGAGCGGGTTGGTTTTGTCTTCGGTGGCGGTCGAATATTCGACGGTGATTTCCCAGGTCCCGGGCCCGGTCCGTGAAAACTCCGTTTTGGTGATGCGGGCGGACGAGTCGCGCGGGTGGGGTTGGCCGCGGGCCAGGTCCGGCCGCGAGCGGAGAATTGTGTTGGCGTCGTCGGCCGGGTCGGTTTCGGCGCGGAAATAGCGGGTGTAGGTCCGCGGGTTGTCCAGCGTGGACGTTTCGGCGTGGGATTCTCCGAAGGTGTAGAGCGGCATCAGTCAATTTCCCCGACGGTGAAATCTTCCAGGGCTTCGCGGGTTTTCTTGCCTTCCGTGGCGGTTGCCTGCGTGTTTTGCCTGATTTGCTTGAGTTCGGAGACGATTGGATCTTGGCGCGGCCGCAAGCTGGCCAGCACGGCTTTGAATCCCTCGAACGTCGTGGCGTTGACGAATGGGTTGGAGCCGGTTTTGGTTGCGGCGGCGGCGGTGGCGGCCAGGTTGAGGCCCGTGGTGTCGCCGGGGGCCGGTCGGCGGCGGCGTTCTGGGGTGGTTTCTTCCCGTTTGGCTGTGAGTTTGTCGAGTTCGTCTTGGGCGGCGGCGACGGCGTCCGCGGTGGCGTCGCGGGTGGCTTCGGCTTCGCGTTGCCAGGCGTCGGCGAAATTGGCGGTGAGGTCCAGGCCGGTCAGTTGGGCGAATGGTTCGGCGAGAGCGTTGACGGCCGTTTCGGCGAGGCTGACGATTTTGGCCAGAAATTGGCGCCAGAGGGTGGCGAGTCCCCCGGTCCCTTGGGTCCAGGCCAGGTCGAGGCCGGCCCACAGGATTTTTGCGGCGCGGGAGACGTCGCCGGAGGCCAGGGCGTCGGCAATGCCGCCGACGGTTTGGCCGACAGTGGCGGCCAGGGCTCCGAATGCGTCGGTGAGCGCGGCGGTGGCGGCTTGTCCGGTGGCAGTGAAGCGGGCGAGTAAGGCGATGACGGCCAGCAGCGCGGCGCCCCAGATGGCGACGGGTGACGCGAGCGCGGCCAGCAGTGGCGCGAGTGTGGTCCAGGCCGCGGCGGCGGCGGTGGTGGCAGTGCGGACGGCCGCGAGGCTGGTGGCGACGGTTTTGAGCGCGAGGCCAGTCGTCACCAGAGCCGCGCCGAAGCTTCCGACGGCGACGGCGGCGGCCGCGGCGACAGTGACGGCGGTTTGGTGTTCTCTGATCCAGGCGGCGGTTTGAGCCGTGGCGTTGGTGAGGGCGTCGATGGCGGCGGTCAGAGCCGGCGCGAGGGCGGCGCCGATCTGGTTGGTGACGCCTCCGCCGGCGGCTTTGAGGCGGTCGAAGGAATCCCCCAGAGCGGCGGCCGCGGCGACGGCCGCGCCGTCCATCGTGATTCCCAGTCGTTTGGCTTCGGCTTCGAGGTCCCCCAGTTCCGTCGCCAGGGGAATCAGTTCGGCGCCGGATTTTCCCCAGAGTTCGAGGGCGGCGGCGGTTTTGCTGGCCGGGTCGGCGATTCCGTTGAGGGCGTCGGCGATGCGGGAGAATTGTTGGTCGGCTGACAGTCCGGCGAGGTCCGCGGCGGTCAGTCCGACGGCGGCGAGGGTCTCTTCTGCTCCTTTCGAGCCGGCGGCGGCTTCTGCGGCGGCTTTCTGCGTTTTGAGCAGCGCTTTTTCGACGGCTTCGAGGCTGCTGCCGGTGCGGCCGGCGGCGTATCCCAGCACACTGAGCGCCTCGGCGTTGGCGCCGGTGCGTTGGGCAATGTCGTCCAGTTGGCTGCCGGAGGCGACAAAATTGGCGGTGGCAGCGGCGAGCGGCGCGAGAATCGCGGCGGAGGCCGTGAGGGCGACGCGGCCGGCGGCGGTGACGCGGTCCGACCAGCCAGCCAGTTTGTTTTCCCATTTGGCGAGGCTGGCCGTGAGGGGTCCGTCCGCGGCGAACAGTTCGACAAAGGCGCGGCCGGCGCGGATCCCGCTGGGGCTAGTGGCCATTGGGCAGAAAGATCCTGAGGGCGGTAATGGGGACGCGGGTTAGCGGGGGGTCGGGCCATTCGTCCGGCCAGGGATACCAGTGCCGGGGGTGCGTGTGGGTGTTGCCGGGGATGGTGGCGGCGATGATGGCGGCGAGGGTGGCGGTGTGCGTCCATTCGTCGCGGCTGCGTCGGTCGGCGGCTGCGGCGAGTTCGCGGAGGGTCCAGGGCCAGGGCTCGAGTTGAGCGCGGGCGGCGAGGATGGCGACGGCGTTCCAGGGATTTCGGTTCTCTCGAGGGTGGAGGTGGCCGTTACCAGTGCCTTCGCCCAAATCCGTCCGCTGGTGTGGAGCAGTTCTGCCAGGTCCGTCCGGCCGAGTTTCTGGAAAAAATCGACAAGTTCCTCCGTCAGCGCTTGGTAGGCGGCGGCGAGCGCCGGGCCGTCGAGGAGGCCGACAAAGTCGGTCTCGGAGAGGTTGGCGTGTTCGAGTTGCGGGGCGAGGAGGGCCCAGAGGATTTCGCCGGTGGTGTAGGGGTCAGAGCGGAGCCGGAGCGCTAGCGGGGGGTCGCCGGCGTCCAGTGCGAGCAGGTCCCAGCCGGCGGCGCGCACGCGGCGCAGTTCCCCCAGCGTGAGGTTGATTTGAAACGTGTGGGCGCCGGCGGAAAAGCTGTGCATTAGGTGACGGTCATCCAAACGGGCGGGTTGGTCACGTTGAATCCGGGTTTGGCCGTGATGGAATAGGTGACGGCCTCGCGGAGGTTTTCGTTGCGGGTAAATCCGATGATTTCCCAGAGGGCGCGGAGGCCTTGGGCGCCGGAGGCGTTGGCGGCTCCGTCGAGTACCGCCAGGTCGATTTGAGTGCCGTTGAGCCAGGCATCTCGTAAGGCGGTAAAATCGGCGTTGGTGTTGTCGGCGGCCATTTCGAAAGACAATTCGGCCTCCTTGATGGTGCCGCGCGTCTGCGCCCATCCGCCGGAGCCGCGGGTCGTGACGTCGGTTTCGGCCTTGCTGAGGTTGAGCGTGGCGTCTTTGACCAGTTCGAGCGCGTTCCAGGTCGGGGCGGCGTAGGTCTGCGCCGTGTTGCGGCTGATCACACAATCGAGGGCCAGGCGGGTCATTTGAGGACGTCTTTCCAGAGTGGGGGCAGTTTGGACAGGTTGGCCGCGAGGGCCGGGCCCATGTACGGCCGCGGTTCAATCCGGCGGGCCTCGAGGGCGTCGCGGCGTTGGCGGTAGAAGGTTCCGCCGGCTTCAAGAGTCAGCGTCGGGGGCGTCGGTCCGTCTGGTGATTTGCGGCCGGCAAACAAGGCCGGGCCGACGACAACGGAGGACGTTGAGCGGTCGTAGCCGAAAAACAGCAGTTTTTTGAGTGTGCCGGTTTGGTTGGTCGGTGGCTGGCCGGGAGTGGAGGGCGTCTTGCGCCGGCGGATTGAGTTACGGGCGGTCCGGCGAATGAAGGCGCCACCGCGGGCGAGGGCGACGCGGCGCGATGGGTCGAGCGCGGTCAGTACCGCGGCGGAGTCGAAAAAGCTGGCGGTTTGCAGGCGGAGCATTGGGTCAGCGTGAATAGGTCAGCCGGGCGACAAAAAACCAGGCGCCGCGGGCGAGCGGGTCGGCGTCGGCGAGGGCGAGGTTGTCGCGGGCCGTTTGGGTCCAGGTGAGTCCGGAGGCGTCGGTCAGGGTGCGGGCCTGGGTGATCAGTTCTTCGGCCAGGTCGAGCAGTGGGTCGATTGTGGCCGGGTCGACGTTGGCGACGGCGGCGACGATGGCCAGGTCGATTGAGATTTGACGGTCGTAGGTCGAGCGCGTTTCGATGGTCTCGAGGTCGTCCGCCGGAATGATCAGCGCGGCGGGGATTGTGGGGAGTTGTTCCCGGGCAAAAGTGGGCGGCCGCCAGTAGCGGGCGGCGGTCAGGGTCGGCGGGTTGGCGGTGGCCTGCGGTAGCGCGGCGAGTCGAGCCGTGAGGGCGGCGGCGATGAGCCGGGCGGGGTGTTGCGCGGGCATTTTAGGCGGTGCGGGTGGTGTGAATTCGGAGGTGGGTGGCGGCGTTGTCCGACGGCGTCCAGGTGCGGCCGGTGGCCGGGTCGGGTGTTACCCGGTAGGTTTCCGTTCCGCGGCTGGTGGCGTGGTCGATTTCGTCTCCCTCGAGCGGCGTGAGTGGCTGGCCGTTGGCGGTCAGGTCGTTCCCCCGGATGATCCAGGTGGGAGCTAGGGGGGCCAAACTGGCCGGGTCTGCGGTGTCTGGTGTGGTGACGCGTTGGCCGCGCGTGGCCGTGAGGGAGATTGAGGTTCCCCCGCGGCGGTAGGTGATCTGCCGGCCGAGTGCGGCGCGGCCGGCAGATAAGAACGGCTCGAGGTTGAGCGGCATTAGAAGACGAGCGCAGCCGTGGCGTTGGCCGCGCTGGCGTTGCCGGCGGCGGAGTTCGTGGCGGTGAAGCCGATATAGCGGGGGCAATTGGTTGGCAGTCCGACGCGTTTTGAGGCCGCGGCGGCGCCGGTTCCGCCGGCTCCGGTCTGTACGAGCACACTGCCGGCAATGGTGACGGGGTTGGACAGGTCGGCGGCGGTCGAGCCGATTACCGAATAGGTGATTGTGGCGCCGTTCCCGAGTTGGCCGGTGGTCAGGGCGGGCGCTGAGATTTCCAGTTCGGTGTGCGCCGTCAGGTCGCCGCGGGTGCTGTTGCGGGTGTCGAGGCTGGTGCTGGTGACGGTGGCGGCGCCGTTGGGCAGGGCGCGGGTGAGCGACAGGGCAGCGTCGCGGGCGGTCATGGTCATTTGCGGGGTTCCGTTGGGGTGCAAAGAGTTGGAAGTCGGCTGGCGGCTGGGGTTCGGGCCTCAAAACACAGCGGCGGCCTACAGGGCGAGTTTTTCGGTGTCGAGGATGGAATCGGTGGGATACAGGGGGATTCCGAATGATTCCGTGGGGATGGGGGCCGGGGCTCCCGTGGCGTTGGTGGCGGTGCGGCTGCGTTGGAGTTGATTCAGCGAGCGCCTCGAGAGGAACAGGGCGTCGGGGGGGCGGCCTACGGGAAATTTTGCGAGCAGGTCGGAAATGAGTCCGTCGGTGAGTCCCTTCCCGTTGTCGGTCGTCAGTTTTTTGATTCGGCCGACGGCGTAGCGTTCGCCGACCATCAGGCCGGGCCGGGACAGGATTTCTTGCCGGTAGGCGGTGTAGGGGTTGCCGGCGCCGTCGGTGACGCGGACGGTGGCAACTTCGGAGAGCGCCAATTCGCCTCCGTTCCCCCAGAGCCATTGGACTCCCTGGCCTCCCCAGCGAACGGCCCACACACTCGAGGCGACGTCGTCAGTCGTGCCGCCGGCGTCGACGGTGAGAGCCGAGTCCAAAAAGTCGAGGAGTCCCGGGTGGCCTTTGGCCTGGCCGCCGGTGGCTTTGTTCCCGTAGTAGAATTGGCTGCCGAGCGTGACCATTGCGGCCTCCATCGCTCCGAGCGCCTCATTGGCCATTGCGGCGGCCGCGCCGTCTTCGTGGGAATCGGCAACGGCTTTGTCGTATTCCCAGTAGGGATTGAGGATGTGACACGAGTAGAGGCGGTTTTCCCATTGGCTGAGGGAGGCGTTGCCGCCTTCGTTGGCGTTGCGGAAATTGGCCGTGGGGAGGTTGGAGCGGACCAGCGTTCGGAAATTGATTCCGGTGATGGTGCGGGCGGCTCCGAATTCAATCTCCGGGTGGGCTTTGATGACGTCTTCGATGATGCCGACGACGGCGTCGGAGCCGTTTTGAATCGCGATATTGAGCAGCGTGGACACAGGGGGCCTCTATTCGGAAGGGGGAGGAAGTGGTTGGCGTTTTGGGGCGTGGCGGTTGTCAGCGTTTCTGGAATTGCGTCGACAGGGCGGCGACCAGTCGGGCGCGGCCGTGGAGCGCGGGCGGCGGGGCGGCCGGGGGTGAGGCGGTGGCGAGCGGGGTCGTTCCGCGGGCGGATTTGAGCGCGGCGAGTTCGGCGGTGAGGGCTGCGGTGTGACGGTCGGCTGCCTCCTGGGGCGTGAGGCCGTCGGCCCAGTATTCGAGGCCGGCGGCTCCCCACCTGCGGCGGAATTCGCGGGCCTCGGCGCGGGCGTCGTCCGTGACAGAGCCGGGCGGGGCAATGTCTGCGGCGGGCTGTTCCGCGGGGTTGGGGTGGGAGGGCGTTTCAGTTGCGGCAGGGTTGGGCATGGGTTCGGGGATCGGGTCGGGGATTGGGTCGGGAATCGGGTCGGGAATTTGGTTGGGCAGCGGTTGATTCGGTTGGGAGAGGCTGAGTTGGTTGCGGCGCAGCCAGGCGGCAAAGAATTTGCGAGCGCGGGCCAGGTCGATTCCGGGCGGAGGCGTGGACGGCGTTTGGTTGGTGCGTCCGGTGATGTACGCGGTAGTCGTCTCCCAGTTGATGGGGTTGGCGGAGAACATACCGTCGGGGTTGGCGGCGGGTTCGTCGACGATGTCCGCGGCGTGGAGCCGGCGGAGCCGCGCGTGGGGCAGGTTGTTGGTGTTGTCGGGGTCCGGCGACACGAAAAACGGGTTGGAATTGTCGGTCAGAAAAGCGTTTTCGGCTTCGGGGTCGTGCGTAAAGCTGATCGAAACGCCAAAGAGGGTGGGGTCCTCGTCGGCCAGGTCGAGCAGGTAGCCGGGCAAATCTCCCTCGGGGGCCCGGGTGGCGGCGTCGAGGAAATGGATGTCGGCGCGGACGGTGTCTCCCTCGAGAAATGCGTCGGTGACGCGGCCGACGGCGCGGCCGAGTCCGTCGTTGCAGTAGTTGGGATGCGACCAGCGTGACTTGATTCCCTCGGGTCGGGCGTTGATGGCATCGACGACACTGGCCAGAAAACTGGCGTCGATCCACAGGCCGTGGCCAGACGCCTCTCCGCGGGTGACGATGGCGGCGCCTCGAATCCATCCGGCTCCGTAGCGGCCTCCGCGGTTGGGTTGGCCGGCCTCGGCGGTGGCCGTGGTCGTGGCGGGTCCGTCGGAGGGTTGCCAGTCGTCGTCGTGGTAGGAGAGGCCGCGGGCGGGGTCTGTTTGGAAGCGGGTCATTGTGCGGCGTCCGTGGTGGTGGTGTCGGTGGGCGTCTGGTATCCGATTTGGGCGGAGAGGCCGGCGGCGGTGAGTTCGTCCCGTTCCCGGGCCAGTTCGGTCACGATTTCGGACCAGTCCTGTCCCTGGGCGGCGAGAATGCGGGTCCGGCTTGTCAGTTGCGCTTGGAGTGCGAGCGTGTCGGCTTGGACTTCGCGAAGCGGGTCAATCCAGGGGACTCCGTTGGGGATCCATCGCCAGGGGCGGGCGGTCAGGTCGAGTGGTGGCAGGGCTCCGGCCGTGATCCATTGTTCGAGTTTCCATTGGGTGATTCTGTGCAAGAGTGCGAGCGTGGCGCGCCTCTTTTGGCTGGCGGACAGGTCGTATTGAATCCAGGCCTGCCGCGCGCCGCTGAAATTGGTGAAGTTTTCGGAGTGGAACGAAAAGGGAATGTCCAGGGCCTTCAGAGCCGACGCGGTGACGGCGGAAAACCAGCTTTGAAACTCTCCGGCCGGGGATTTGCTCTCGAGGATTTCGGCTTTGTCGCCGGCGTCTAAGTCGAGTTGGTACGGGCCTCGAGAAAAGTCGACGGCCAGGGCGTCTCCGTCGTCGGTGGTGGCGGGCGCGAGCGGGTCGGAGGAATTGCGGTACAGGGCCAGTCCGAAGAGTTGGCCGATTTTCATTTTGGCGAGCGAATAGGCTTTGGCGTCGGCCAGGTCGCGGAGGTCGGTCAGCGCGG